TACGCATTCTTCTGATAGAAGCACCAGTACGTCCTGCAGCGGCTAATTGATCACTTGTTGATTCTGTTGCAAATTTCTTAAAACGATCTTCTTGGGCTTGCGTTGCTTGTGCAATTAGATCACCATATTTTTCTTGTATCTCAGCGTATTGATTACCTAAGCCAACATGGACAGCGTCCATAGTTTGATCGTGTTGAACTCGTTGGGTCCGCATCAGACCAAGTTCGTTGTTCCACTTACGTTCTCTGACTTTAAGTTTGTAATTGTAATTGTCCATTGCAGCTTTATTAGCTGCTCTAGCCTGACTTCCTAAGCACACGGCAAAACTCTATAAAGGATAAGTTGTTAGGCCCGTGGGAAATTTCTCGTAGAAATTTGAAGCCTAAAAATTTGAGTAATTTTAAATGAACAGTGTTGCGTTTATCAACAATGTTCCATAGCAAAGGTTCTGTTCTACTCTCAACAAACCTTTTAGCTTCTCTTGCAAATGTTACTGGGTATTCATGGATAGCGGGTGTGCATATCATCCATATAATACCGTTATCAACTCCGGCCATTCCGGCAGTCTTGCCGTTAGGCACCTCAAACCATACCCCAGTGCTCTCCTGAGCGGACTTAGTGAGGACTTCCATGGGATCTAGGCCCCAGCCCTCTTCGATCTCTCTGCGGTCATCTGGACGTAGATTAGAGGCCACCTCAATGGCAGCCTCCACGGTTATCGGGTGAATGTATTTAGACACGTCTGTAATACTTGTTATTATAATCTCCTTCCCATGACATTGAATACAATGTGGCAGGAGATGGGTGTGTAGATTTAAGTGTTAAAGTTAGATTTACATTCTTCTCATATATAGGTATAGTAGCTGTACTATCAGGTGTAAATTGTACTCTATTAGGTGTATAAGCATCAGCTATAACAGCTTCATAGAGTTCTATATAATCAGGTTTACCGACTCTTTCTAACTTAGTTTCATATACCCCTAGAGGACCAAAGCTAAATTTAAGTCTATGTAATACTAATGAACCTTGTGTTTGGGATCTAAACCTATCTCCTTGCTGTTGAACTACATAAATGGTAGGGAATTTAACTTCCATATCAAACGTATAACCTAGTATGATACTACCTGGTGGTGTGATATCATCACTTGTTAAGTTATCATCTACCCCTTGAGGGTCATATGTTTTCCAATTACCTGGTAGTTTGACACTAGCAGTTCCTCCATCATTGAATGTATAAGCAGGTCCACTCATACCTTGGAAGGTTTTATCAGCAGTAGTAGGTACAACTATAGCATGTAGCTTTGCCTGAGCATTATTGAATCCTGCAGGTATAGCAAATTTTGTATAGTCTTCTGTTGCGTCATAGGTTAGTGCAGTATGAGCTACTGTAGCTGCATTATCTAAATGCAAACGATAAGTCAGATCATCATCTGTCGTATCTGTACCTAAATCGTTAATCAATGAGTTAGTAGAATCATCTAATTTAATAGAGAATCTTTGTAACACATCTTTACTACCATTACGTACTACTACATATAATGAATCATCCAACATAGCTATATGCTGAACATCACCACTCAACTTCCATCTAAACCAAGCATTCTGTATTCGTTTCTCAATAGAACTGAAATATCTATAACCGAATAGTTCATCAGATCCTTTAATACCAAAGAAGATAACTGAGTTCTCTCTTGAGTTAGCTACTTCTGTAATATCTTTAGGAAATAATTTAGATACAATTTTAGATTGTTCTATAACTTCAGGGGCTCCTTCTCTGACAACATTAGACATCTCAAAGAAGCGGGTGTTCTTACCACCATTATCTAAGAAGCCTACAGTTGTACCTAATGAGATAGGGTTAGTATTATAATTAAAGTTATAAGTTGATACGGCATTGATCTTAGCAGTCTGAGCACTTAAGACATCACTATCTGTAGTTAACATGAACTGTTGGTTCTTAGTAAATAATACTAAACCTTGGTTCACTTGGATACCATCGTATACAATTGCAGGGTACTCAGAACTACAAGATATATCTATGTTATCAGTGGCTGTATAAGTAACTGCAGTCTTAGGCCAGAAATGGAAGAAGCTGCCAGGTCTAGATAGGTTAACATTTTCATCACTTAATAATGCTAATCTGTTTCTCCAAAATAACATTTTAGTTATTTTATTATCTACAAAACTAGGTTCAGGTACAGTTGTTGTATCACCTACAGGACAGTTATCCCATGTTATTTGTGATATATCAAATCGTACAGCGTTACTGACATAATTTCTAACCATTTGGATAGGCATTGTAGACTTATCAAGTTCTATTTTCCTGTTAGGTTCAGGACATTCTTCCCATACACCTTCACCGTCCTTATCGTTGTTACCAAAGAATTTGAGATAATAATCATCTTCATCAGATGTACTATTAGCAACTCTAACTACATAACCATGTTTACATTGTCTTGGTAAGTCTGCTACATCTTCTATACTATCTGTAAATACATTCAATAATTCACCAACTGGTGTACTGATATTAAACGCAGCTCCATCAGTTATGTATAAACCGTTACCTATCTGTGTTACTTCTGAACTTGTTAAGCCATTATTTTGTGATATAATTTTTGACCTTATAGATCCTAATACACTTTCACCAGTAACAGTTGTCTCAGTATCAAATGGTGTAGGTATAGGTCTAATCAAACCCGAGGCAGCATTACCATCCATTGTAGCTTGGACTTGAGCTTCACTGTGCTCAGCGATAGTTATCTTATACCTAGCATTTTTCATATACAGGTAAAACCAATCACCAGTTCTCCAACCTTCTCCACCGTATAATAGATCATATGTTGTGGTATAACGACAGTGGTAAACTGCAGATGTCGTTGCATTAGTTGGTACAGCCTGACCTGTTGTTGTTATTCTAAAGTATAAGTTTTTTCTATCAGAAGCTGAACCGTAATCACCGAGCGAGGAACCCATAGTTACACTATAAGTATGGGAAGTTCCATTAGCATCGGCTGCATCACCAGCAGCATTATGGGTAATTGCAAATATTTCAGTGCTTACACAAGGGCATAGGCTGTCCCTACTATCACCATTACTACATCTAGTACCTCCAAGAGGTAAAGTACCGCTAGAAGGTAACGAACCGCCAGACTCACAACTATTGTTGCTATCGTTAACCCTTTCTATATCAAGTCTAGTAGCAGTAAATACAGAACTTGCAGTTGTAGAATCATATAAATTAACTGAATACTGACTAGCATAAGCTACTTTCTTTAATTCTATATAAGCTTCAGCAGGTCTTACTGTCTCTACAGTACTTGCCATCGCTACAGTTTTAGTACGATTAGCTAAGTAAGTATAATCGTTAAGCGTAAGAGTTTGTATATCAGCGTCTGATGTATGAGTTAAATATGAAGTTAAAGCAGATGATGTACCTGAATCATATTGAACAGCTATAGAGTCTCCAGCACTGTGTCGTTTGGTACCGCCTGTATCATAGATATCAGTACAGCACCACATGTTTACATCACCTGACCTATTGATTTGACCTATATATTGTTCGTTCTCATCTCTATAGTAATGGAACCACTTACCATTTGTATTGGAATTCAGTGCAGATGTCCCATTATCACTAAGAGATGCTATTAACTTACCACCTGGACGCTTAAGTAAACCATGAGTAAGATCAGGTAATACATTTAATGCATCCTTTACTTGTCCAGGTACCTTAAGTTCATCCGGCTGTTGTGAAATACCACCATTATAATTTGGTATTGTTTGTGTTACACTTGACATTATCGTCTTAATGAATTAAAGGGCTGATAAGATTGGTATCTACTTTCATGTGGTATACCAAAGAATGAGTGATCACCTTGGTTACATTCGTATTCTATACACGCAGCTCTAGCCATGCCTTCTTGAGCTTGTAGTAACTGAACTAATTGAGGGTTAGCGACTAGTTGTGTTGCAGCTCTTATAGCAGCTCTGTATGTAATGTAACGTTTGAATACATTAGGTAGATCTTCAAAGGGAAATAAGTAAACAATATCTAAATACACATCATTATCAAATTCAAATGTATGATCTACTGTATCATATAATAAATACTTACCATTAGAATGCTTACGCCTTACTAGATCTTTAGTTTTATTAGTTAGGTTATCATGTAGATCATAACTTAAATAGTTAGCTGGTATCTCTATATATTTATCTGCATCAGGTGATACTTTAACATGTCGTTCTTGATTACATATCCATCCTTCATTTTGTACATCTTTATTAACTTCTGTTAATATATTATAAATGAAAGATACTTCAGGGTTAGCTAATGTGTTAGCTACTTCTTTTTGTCTATAGATTCTGATGATATCACCATTAGCAGGTGCATTGGTGAATGTCACAACACTACCTGAAATAGTAAAAGCAGTAGTAGCTATACCATTTAGTGTTACTTTGATCTCACTTGAAGTAGTGAAAGAGGATACAATGTCCCATGTTTTATCAGAACCGTCTCCAGTATATGTTACTTCGCCTGTTATTTCATCTATAGTACCGAGAGAAGTTACTGGTGATTGGCCAATAGCTCCCAGTATTGAGTTCACTGCGGATAGTTCGGTATCGGTGTCAATTGTAGTGGGAGTTGCCATAGGTATAAATTTTTGTGAATAAAAAAAAGGAGCCCCGAAGGACTCCCTTGTATAAATAAAAGCTGATATTAGAATGCAGCGTTACCCGAAGATAGGGCAGCAGCACCTGCAACAAGCTCAACGCAAGCAGCTGGGTTTAGGTAATCAGCACCCATTGCCAAGCGTCCAAGGATAACGTCACCCTGATAAATCACGGATACGTCACCAGAGGTTACTTGAACCTGAGGTCCGATTGCTTCTACACAACCTGCGCCTTCTTTCTGGAAGATAAGTCCACAAGAGTTAGCGAATTCTGTCTCTTCACCATACTCGTTGTTGATTCCAGTTACGTCAGCAGCAGCGTCTTCCATTGTTACGCTGGTGAAGGAACCAGTATTACCTGGATCAGTTACGTTAGGAATTACAGCAGTATCTCCACCGTACTTGGTACCATACTTACTGAAGAATGGGATGTTCATAGATTTGAAGATCTTAATGCCTGCAATCTCTATGATTCCTTGACCAGATTGAACTGATGCACCCTGGACATCACGATTAACCAGTCCGCTGTCGCCAACATTCTGGATCAATTCATAATATTGTCTCGGGTTTAGTACACCAACACGTCCTTCAGAACTTACACCCTTCTCATCTAATGCAGCTGCAGCATCATAGAAGGCAGCGATTAGAGAAGCTGGGACATAAGCGTCGGAAGCTTTGGCGTTTGCACCAACACGGATTTGTGTTCCGCCTGGTTCTACGAAGTTAGACTTCGTGATTGGACTTGCAGCCCTAGCACCACGAGCGATAGCTCTAAATATAAGACGGTCATACTTCTCAGCGAGAGCATAGCCAATCTTCTTAGAGATCTCACCACGTAGGTCGTAGTGTGCAAGTGTTTCGTCCAGTTCGTAAACGAAAGCTGAACTGATTAGAAGATCGTCAACTGTGATCGTCTTCTCTGCTACTGGAGGTGCTCCGTCGGAGTTACCAAGAATTGACTGACCAGGAACGTGGTACTCAGCAGTCGTGCGACCCGTATAGATGAACTGCAATGACTTGCCGTTCTTAAGGGTACGCTTAGTGATGAGGTCACGAGCGATAGTATTTCTTTGGAATCCTTTGAACATCTCTCCAGAAAACAGTTTCAAATAGAGCGCTCTTGCGTCACCGGCCGAGTTCGATTGACCCGGCCTGGTCAGATCAGCAAGAGGCTCGTTGGAATTCTGATGAGCCATTACTATGGGATAATTGTATTGTTAACTGTCTTACGTACGTAATGTTTTGATCATTTTTGTAGGTCTTTCCCTACCGTCTAGACGGCAAAGGGTGTCCTGCGTACAGGGCCAATGCCAATGCAGGAGAGGTCCTACTCTGAGGTGCCTCTCCCACTCCCTATCCTAGAAGAGCTTCTTCTAAAGATTGAGGTTCTTTTTCTTCGTCCACACCAGGAGGCTGGGAATCATGTGGAAGGGTATCCACTTGTTCCTTTTTCTCAGGCTCCATATTATAAGCAGAAGGTCCTGCTCTCATCGCTGAGTTTTGATGTGACATCAGAATGAATACTTAGTGCCTATTTTGGTGGCCCAACTATTGTCGGTATCACCATCATTAGTTTGAACTGCAAGCTCACCATAGAAGTCAAGCTTCTCGGTAGCAGCTACAGTTGCACCAACTTTACCTGACAGTTGATTGTCAGTGTCGTCAGCACCATCGGTTGCTACGATTGCTGGTCCACCTTGGATGTAATACCCAAAGCCATCAGACCCACCTTCATACCCCACGTGGAGGTCTGTGGTAGATCCTGTATAATCAGCTCCATCGTATGAGCCGTTGTTCTCCACGTTCACGTAGACTCCGGCGGAGGCCGGAACTGCAACGAGTGTGGAAGCGAGTGCTAGTGCTAATGTTTTCATTTAAAAAGTTTAACGTTTTGTATAAGGCACGCCGCGATACTTTAGTGTTACCTGCTTTTTTACTTGCATTGGTTTTCTCCAGTACCACACCCCCGTTCCATGATGTGGTTTCATGCGTTCCCATTAGGAATGAACGGACGCGACTGCCTGTGGCTTCTACTGATTCGACTATCGAGCCGCCTTGTAATTACTTACTTATACCCAGTGACTTATACCAAGGTGTCACTGCAGTAGTAATAGGTGCAACAGCAGCTTTACCAGCAGCTTTAGCTGGGTTTTTCCAAGCTTGCTTTGCTGGATCTATTACTGTTGTTTGTACTTGTTGTCTAGCAGCTTGGTAAGCTTGGTTGACACACATAGTTTCTCTCCTAATTTAAAAATTCATATCGGAGCGGTCTAACTTTTCCATAACTGCTCTTCTATAAGCAGGGTCGGTATCATATCTAGGATCAGACATAGCAGCTACCAATTCTGGTTGACTTTGATATACGTCACCAGATTTTAACGGTGATTTACCGCTTAACATTCTACCTTCATAACCATTTGCTTCATCGTATTGTGCTTTAAGTCCTGCCACAGCTAATTGAATCATTTGTACATTACCAGTACCAACCACATTATCGAAAGCTTCTGATGCTTGCTTATCTAAATTCTGGTCAGCCCATCTTATCATGTTATCGTATTGCTTTTCACCACCTACTCCATTTTTAATTCTATTGATATCAGCATCAGCTATATCTTGAGCAGGGGCAGCTTGATCTTGTGGATTGTTCTTAACAATATCCATGTAAGCACTGACGAGATCCTTGCTACTCATACTAGAGAACTTTTCTATAGTCTCTTCAGATAACTTACCTTCATTAGCATAGTATTCTTCCGAAGCTTCTGTTACTAGGGCAACTGCTGGACTAGTTTCTTTAGAACCTTCTTCAGATTCTTCCTGCAACACTTCTTCGGATTCAGTTTCAGCTTCAGGTTTTTCTTCTTTACCATCTGATCCTAATTTTTTCTCCAGTTCAATGTAAGCTTTCTCTAGCTCTTCAGCATTCTTATATTTACCAGCAAGCATCTGCTCTTGCTGAGCTTGCATCTCCTCACCAACTACTAGAGATTCTTTCTCTGCCTCGGTGAGATTATTCTCCGTGGTTACTGTATCAGTACCCGGATCATAAGTCATTGTTTCTGCCATATGTTCTTAGGTGGGTTCTACTGGGTTTGCTTCTGCAGCATCATTCATACCTGCTAGAGCTTCTGGGTTCTTGCTAGGATCTATCATAGGAGCTCCTGCTAGTTGACCAGCTTGCTGAACCAGTGCTTGTTGTGCTTGCATTTGTTGTTGTTGCATCATCTCTTCCTGTATCTGTTCTTGAGTCTTAACTAAGTTAAGGACATCGATACCTTGAGCTGCTGCTAATCTCTTGATCGCTTCTTGAGCATTAATGTATTGCATCAGTGCTTCAGGACCAAGTGTTTGTGCAATGGTACCTATGAATTGAGTAAGACTTTCTCTATCTTGTCCTCTACCTAGAGCATTAACGCCAGCGACAATCGATGGACGTACTAAATCTTTAGGTATCTTAGGTATCTCACCGCTTCTAGTCAGTACTAGCAACGTTCGGTTTAAATATGGTACTAGGAATTCAACAGTAAGTAGTGAGAATATACCACCAAGCTGTTGCTCTAGTTCCATCTGTGTCAGTCTAACTTCTTCTGCTGTAACACGTTCAGCATTTCTTACATTCATTAATAAGAATGCATCACTGAGTCTTCGCTCAATCTGTTGAGCCATGTTAGCAGCTGTACCAAAGTCAGCTGTTTTACCTACCTGTATAACTGCTACGTCTTCAGGTCTACCTTGTACAATCGCACCGTTCCC